GAAGATTGGTGTGATATACCCACTTCCGTCCCATATGGCCTTTGTGGCACCATCGGTTGCAAACTGAACGATTCCGCTCTGTTGGTTTTGAACGAAATCGTACATCGAATAGAGGAAGTCTCGCCAGAAACCAGACCCCGCACTATAGATTTTATGTTTTTCTGCCATCGGTTAAATCGTCTCCTTAAGGAACTGTCCCAACTATGTCACCGGCTTCCATGTTTACTGGAGTCAGGTCATGGCTGTTGGTACTCATGTCGTAAATTCTTGCGCTCGCGTCTGAGCTATCCGTACTGTCATCAGTTCCGGCTCCGTTATCCCCGTCTCCCATTCTCCACCACGAAACGAGGTTCGCTACAGCAGAGTGAATTAGTAGGTTGTTCGGGCTTCCCTCGTTCCAAATGTCGGCTACCTCGCCTGAACTAAGCTCTTTGTCCCAGACACTAAACTCATCGACGTTTCCATCTAGGTAGTAACTTGCCAAACCCCAACTGTTTCCGATCTCGAACGGCTCAGTGTTGGTCATCGTGTTGCCGTTAATGTTCGAAAGGTAATAGTTGGATGTGCTTTGCGACACACCATCTACGTAAATGTCGACCCCTGCGCTTGTTCCGGACCCGTCAACGACACATGCAACATGATGCCATGAGTCGTCGTCAAAAGTTGAAGTAGTGGTCAAAGGAAATGCAGCGTTTCCAGAGCCTCCGCCCCAGTTAGAACAAAGCAAAATACCGACCTGACCTTGGTACATAATCATGAAATAGCCACGGTAATCATTACCGGGATCCATTTTTCCACCAATACCCTGCCAACTTGCCTGAAAGGGGCTCTTAAACCAGCACGAAGTTGAAAACGGATCGTCCCAGTCGAAGTCCAGTGTTGCCGCGTGCGGAGTGGTCATCATCTCGTCCGAACCATCCAGCGATACCGAAAACTTGTTAAATGCACTTAGTGCAAAGGTTGACTTGAAGTCGACCAACTCCCCCAAGTCGATTAGTTTCGGGCATGGCATCACCGTTACTAACGCCTCGGACGTCGATGCAGCACCAGTGGTCGCACCGGCCTTATTCGGACCAAGGGTCTTTATCTGTGCGTTCGGGTTGAACCTTTGAGAGTTGATAGCCATTACGGAGTTAACCTGTTCACGTATCCATACACAATAATTTCAGATGCGCGTTCTGCGTGTGCTTTTATAATAAGATTCTGTCCAAGTGGTATACCGGCCACGACCAACGTAAGGCCGTCTTGCGATGGAACGCTAATAGCAATCTGATCGTCTACTGCGGTTACACCACCAAACCAAACCGTGAGGTCTGTAGCTTGTGCGGCCGTGTTCTGGGCGTAAAGCCAGACCTCGTCAAGAAGATTGACGGTATTTGCAACTTGATGAATCGTTACCGCGCTACCAACGACGGTCTCGTCAATCTCAATACCGCGACCGAGCGTGCTTCCTGAAAATACTTGCTTGCTAAATGTAGCCATCAGAGTCTCCTAGCTGAATATCTGGATCTGTAAAATGTCGCTAGCGGTAAGGGAAGACGATGCCGCCCCCCAACTCGTCACACCGTTACCATCCGTCTTTAAGAATTCACCAGAGTTTCCATCTCCATCCGGAAGCGTGATTGTAACGCTAGTTGTAACCGACGCAGGAGCAGTTAATGTTACGGAGTTTGTTCCATTTGCTGATCCTTCATTAAATATAATCTCGCCCCCAGCCGCTCCACCAGATTGGGAATCGACCGTGATAACACCCTCGCTAACTGTAAGCTTGTCCAGATTTCCTGAACCAATCTTTGATCCACCGATACGCTCAAGTCCCATTATACCGTCGTCTCCGTTCTTTCGTATAACTGCTGAAGATCAACCGTTAGATTGCCGCCGTTAGTATCCCAATTGATACGAACAAAAGGCCACGGTCTGTCGAGAATCTGAATGTCGTGTTGAATGGTCGTTGCCGCTATCCCGGTGATAGTTTTAAGGGTCCACCATGTTGTGTTATTGGACGACTGCTGAATCCTAAAATTACAGGTATCAGTCGTGGTTATCTCGAACCTAGAGGTATTAAAGTTGTCCGGATCGGGAACAACAACGGTCCCGGTTGCGTCACCTGTGACCGTTTGTAAGTTTGTGACTTCTATATCGAATGCCATTTCGGCGTCTCCAATGTCTAAATCTCGTTTACTTTACACCCGCCAGCCTGTTGAGTCTAACGAAAATGCGATAGACCGCTTTACCATATCTTGTAGATTTTTCACCACAGACATTACCGCCATTGTAATGACAAATCCATTGCTTCTTTTTGGGTTCTCGTTTAGCGAACCGACGTTCCCAGTACCTAATCTTCGAGATACCAACCTTAACCCCAGTCCCAAGCTCCATAAGCTGCTGACATGTGTACTTTGTATATCTCAAATTCACTTGCAGTATTCCACAATCACTTGTTTTGCTTCTTAGGTCTGCGCGCCACCGAGATTCGATCCATCCAATGGCAGCAATAAAATAGGGATCGGCATGTACTTGGTGGGAGACCTCCCATATAACCTCGGCGGCAGCTCGCGTACGGTCTTCTTTAATATACCCAGACTTTCCTAGCAAAATCATTGCAGTAATGAAGTCTCCCTTGTCTTCGTCCTCTCCCTTAAGGTCGCTTAGGCGACGTTCGCAGCTCGCGATGCTTGCGTGTTCCCGGCAGTTCTTAATCCAGTCTTTTTCCTCGTCCCACCTTTCATCCTCATCGATGCCGTCTGTGCAGCAGCCTTTTTCCTTTATACCTTCCCCACATCCACTCTCCTCCAACCCACCGCCGTTGTAGTTCCACTGACACATCTTTGCGGCATCTGTGCAGTAACTCTCGGATGCAGTTTTTGATTTATCTGTCACAACGGAATACACCCACTGACAGCAAATTTCATTGCTTTCTGGAACGAAAGTACAATATTCCGGATCTTCTGCCGGAACACTTACACCATCGTGGGCTATATCAGGACAAAATGCTTGAACAGGACAGTAACCCGTCCACTGGCAGACAATTATAAAAGTAGCGACATTCAAAGCGGTCATACGACCACCTCCTTGTTAAATCTGAAAGTTGATTGTTTGTTTCTATTCTCAATAATCCACACTGAGGCCATACATAACGCATCCGCTATGTCGTGCTTCAGGTCCCCGTTGATTTTGTAAGATGACTTCGCCCATACCTGTGCATGTTTCTTACGTGCATTTTTTCCATGTATTTTTGACTTAATGGCACCAGCACCAATAGCCGCCTGCCAACTGTTAACGTTGTAAAGAACTGGATCCTTGTCGGAGGAAAGCGCAGACGCAACGTCGATCCAAGCCTGCTGAACCTGCGCTAAACGTATTGCGTCCCGGAAATTACGGTGATGTGACCACGACTCGATTACCCACTGGACCTCTTCACCATTAAGGCGGTTTAACACATCCGCCACGGACAACATCGCGATCTTATGCCAATGAAAGCGCTCCTTCGCAGGAAGCTTAACTATAAAAGACTCAATATGAACCGGAGGGCCTTTGCTTTCATACCCAACCACCGCGACACCTGTCGTCATAGCCGGATCAATGGAAAGCACATACCGCATAAACTAAGAAAGGGCGACCGCCTTCAGTGAGGTTTCTGCTGCGCTTTTTTTAGACCGACGAACAGGAGATTTGTTCTCTTGTTCAAGCGGCAGTTCAAGCTGAGAAACCGCATTAACGACATCGGAATGATGCGCCAACCCTCTACCGTACTTAGCAAGGATCTCCGGGTGAATAGACACCGCGTGTTTTCGCTTATAGGTAAAATATGACCCTTGACCGTCACGACCCTCTTTTTGCACTCCTTGCCAATCAGCAAGCGCATTAGCAACAAGCATCTCGGAATGATCTTCATCGACCGCCAAGAAGACCGGACCTGAGTAAACCAAGGTCAAATCAAAACCCATAGCCTGCCCGACATGACTCGACGCGCAAACCTTAACCGGCTTGTCGTGTGGCATTCGACTTGCTTCGATAATTGCAATACGACATTCAGATAAGTCCGGTCGGGAGTTTTCTATAATCTCACAAACCAACTTCTTTACCGAGTCATTACCTTCTTGTTTCACTGCCTTCATGTATAACCTCCCGTTTGAACGCCAAGCGTGTCACGCATTCCGATCCGAATCAATGCCATTGCCAATAGCTCTCTTCAGATCGAACGCGTCTTGGCTGTCTAACAGCACCTCAGACAGAAGAGCCCAGAACCAAGCCAGCTTATCTCGACACCAATCAAGCGACGGGATCCCCCGGTCATGATGTGAAGAGTGACACATCCGGCAGAGCGGTATTACCATGCTATCGGCGTGTTTTAGACCCATCCCCCTCGATCCCACATGGTGAGCATCTGAAGGTGATTTCCCACAGTACAGACACGGAAGGGTTCGGATAAACTTCAACCAGTTATTGTTTTTCATCCATTTATGATATTTCGGCATCATCTACCTCCTGTTCGTGTAAATCAAAGCGCCGTGTGTTCTTGTTCCACGCCTTAACAATTCCATCGTTAACAACACAATCCACAAGCGCCTCTGCGATCTCTTCAGGAAATGCTCCGTTCTTTAGATACCTTCGGATGTCCAAGTCCTTAAACGCAGCCTCCAGATAGCGCCCTTTTCCGGCCTCTGTGTTGTTTTTTGGGGCTTTCATAATTATAAAGAACTGACCTGTGTCGGTTTTTTCCACCTCCACTAGAACTTCATGTGATTCCATTAAAGCGTGAAGCTTACTCGCGGTCAGAGCTATACACTGGTCAACTTCGGACATGTTGCTTAAGTCCATTAGCTAACACCTCCGTCATGTATAATCTGAGCCCCTATTCCATCTTCGTCGACAAATGCCCGATGCAACCGAGCCATATAAAGCACCTGAGGGTTTGAAGGCCACCAAGGTATGTTTGCGGTAGCGCACTCCCTGTACGCCCTAATGCAGTCCTGAACAAAGTCCCACGCACGCTCATCCCATGCCTCTATACCTCTAAGAACAACCGGGTCGTTTATATGTTCTAAGACTATTCCAATCTCTCTGAAGCTTGCTATTGGAACTTGAAAAACCCACTCACTTAATTTGGGATCAAAGAAACCAACCTCCACACAGGTATCGTTAAAAAAGACCGCCGTTTTGTTAACGACAACGCCCAGTTTAGTTACCGGTCCGAGTGGTATTCCATCCTTAATAGAATCCCACTCGTTCGTGGCATCAGACTTCGCATCAAAAAAACGCTCTGACGTTAAAGCGGTAAGCGACCACTCTTTTATTGAATACTGATCACCCACCACCACTCACACCACTTCCAGCCAAGAAGTCTCCGCATATAAGCTCTAAGGCGCGAGAGCTTGAAAGCGATCGACCATCTGACACACCAATCTCACTCTGTGCTTCCCGAATCGCGCGGTGAATAACATCTCTCTGGGACTTGGTCATTCTAACTTCGAACTTTACCCACGGATCCCCTGCGGAATACCCTATAGCTGCAAGCTCTGGTGGTAAATCTTGAGCCACATAAAGCACCTTCCCCACCGATATGTCGCAAGTGACCATAAACTCCTCTCCACACGCCCCACAGGAAATAACCAAGGAGGAGCCGCGTGCAGCTTTCGGCGACAAGGACATTCCTCCGCAAGATCTACAGACTAAGTTCATGCAATAAATTTGGGAGTTATATCCCGCTTAGATGCCCAGTCGGTAGCCTCTTCCATTGTTCCAAAAACACCAAGCCACCTACCCGGAACTCCATCTGACGCCACCAAAACAAAACGGTCTCTGGTAATTTGATCAATCTCAGCCATAGTAACTCCGTGGGGAACTTTTTCCGTTGCCAGCGAAGACACCATCTCGACGCGATTTTTTATTACAGACTTAGTGACCATTTTAAGTCTTGGAGGATTCTTTTCCAGTCTAAGCACTGGATCCCCGGCGTGATTAACGCACTCCCGTTGAGAGTACGAACCATCATCCTGAACATAGGAGAGCGCAATGCTTACTCCTCGGTCGTCCGATGTAATAAAAATCTCCACCTCATGATCCTCAAAAGACACTATTAACGGGCGAGAACCTATTGCACACCTTGGCATTTAATTATCTCCCGCTGCGAACATTTTGTAATCAACACCTTTTATATCCGGAGTGTCATTAACGAGACCGAGAGAGGACTCACTAAACTTACACGTCATTCGTGCTGGAATGGCCACAGTGTTTCCGGTCCACCTTCGTTTCTCCACCCTTATCACCTTCTTTCGCGTCTTCGGGTCTTCCGGGTCCACAATGACAATGTTATAGGCCAGCTGCTTTATTTTTGCCGAACCTCTTATGTCACCCATTCGGATCCTCCTTGGACTGCCTTTCTTATCAACCGACTCGGTTTTGTTAGGGTGTGCGCCTAGTATCCCGTGAACGTGAAACCGAGTAACCAGATCGTCAAAACCCATAACGGCTTTGTTTATAAGGCGAAGATCATCAACATCGCGAATAATATAGTCAAGGTGATCAATGCTCACCACTCCCACGCCATGCCTTCGTACACAATACTCAAGCATTCCTCCAAGCTCATCGAGGCCAACGAAGCCTTTCTTTGGAACAATAAAAGCATCGGCACCAAGCCTCTTTAATCTTCCCGGTGCATCCTTTTTGGCAACTGGATCCATCTTATGAACGCTCTCGCCAAGTATCTGACTAGCCCACCTAATGGCCACTTCGTGAGGATGAAGCTCCAGACAGGCAAGCATAACCCCTACACCGTTCTTAACTAAATTAGTACCAAGGCCCATCTGCGTAACGGTCTTTCCTGCTCCGGTATCACCACTAACAACGGTCCACTCGCTACGACGAAGACCACCTAAAATAAGATCGAGGTCAAACAACCCTGTCGACCAGCCCTTATCCAAAGCGCCCCCTTCTGATACCGCAGCGTCGAGCGCGTCTACAAGTGACATTACCTGCCCCATACCCATTGCAACCGCAGAATCAATGGCCTGATTTACCTCAGAAACCATTCCCGCAGAAAGACAGTCGTTTGCATCCTTTTGCGGAAGGTTTACTCGATAACATCGGTAAGCACCAAGAGCGTCGGCAATTTT